TTTGCATTTAAGTGGTTAGTTACATCTAGGTAGTTAAATGATACTTCGTTTGCATATAAATGATTAGATACATCTAGGTAATTAAATGATACTTCGTTTGAATATAAATGATTTGATATATCAAGTATGTTAAATGATACTTCGTTTGCATTTAAGTGGTTAGTTACATCTAGGTAGTTAAATGATACTTCGTTTGCATTTAAGTGGTTAGTTACATCTAGGTAGTTAAATGATACTTCATTCGCATATAAATGATTACTTACATCTAGAATATTAAAGGATACTTCATTCGCATATAAATGATTTGATACATCAAGTATGTTAAATGATACTTCGTTTGCATATAAATGATTAGATACATCAAGTATGTTAAATGATACTTCGTTTGCATTTAAGTGGTTAGTTACATCTAGGTAGTTAAATGACACTTCGTTTGCATATAAATGATTAGATACATCAAGTATGTTAAATGATACTTCGTTTGCATTTAAGTGGTTAGTTACATCTAGGTAGTTAAATGATACTTCGTTTGCATTTAAATGATTAAATACATCTAGGTAGTTAAATGATACTTCGTTTGCATTTAAATGATTAGATACATCAAGTATGTTAAATGATACTTCGTTTGAATATAAATGATTAGATATATCCAGATTGATTGCTGAAACATCCATCAAATAAGCATTATTTTGTGTAATTTTTTGTTTTTCAAAATTTGAATTAACTCGGGTTACTACTTTGATAAAATCTTCTTTTTTGAATATTAAAATAACTACCCCATCACCTCCTTTACCACCCGTATTTTTTGCGCCTCCACCATAAAATCCATTAGATATATCTATTTCTGAATTTGAATAATCTATACTTTTGCTTTCTATACTGATTCCATAATTATAAGAACTATAACCAGATTGACCTAGCTTAAATTTAACTAATGCTGTTTCTGGATATTGATATGAATCATAATAATATTCTATTTGATTTTCATTATAAGAAGTATCACTAGTTCCACCATTTGCTTCTACTAAAATTTCACCGCTAATAGTTGTGTTAGATTGTGAACTTCCTATTGTTATAATTGTATCATTATTATTTAAATAAAAGTTTTGCGATGAATCAAAACTATGTTTTACTTCTCCTCCGTAACCTGGACTGCTTCCTGACGCATCTCCGCCACCACCACAAATTATGAAATCATATGGAAAATATTCACCAACCAACCCAGTTGTATTTATGTTGTCTTTTGTATTTAGATAAGAAGTCCCTGATGTGTCATACACAAAGTAATAATAATTATTTGAATGATATACTTTTGGAACATTCCCAGTTGAATCAAAAAATTTGTTAAATATAACATCTTTATTTGTAATATCATAAAATGTTAATGAATCATAAATATTTACAGTGTTTAATATTGTTTGTGAATTTGCGGATAATCCACCATCTATTATTGTTTGATGTAAATGTTGTAATCCAACTGTTTCTGAAATTGAGGCAGACTGTTTTTCAATATGAAATTCTGCGACATCTATACCTCTTGCTTTCAACCATAATAAATTATTGTAATCAGTTATTTTCATTTCATTATTACTTGCGTGATCCTCATTCATATAAGAAAAAATAATAGCACCATTTTGAGTTTGGCTATTCCCTATTGTTGCGCTTGAATCATACCCAAAGAAAATATTTTGTTTTGGATATTCTTTATTTACAGAATCATTTTGTATTAAAATGCCACTATTCATATTATTTAACGTATGAAGTCCTATAATATTATCACTTACATCCAAATTTGTTGTATGTATTATTGTTTCTTGACCTTCCACTTTAAAACCCATATTTACAGTTAAATTGCCATTTATAACAACATTATTTTCAACAATTAGACCATTGTTGTCTTCATCAGAACCTCTTATATGAATATATCCATCAGACCCACTAACGTCTATATTCCCATTTTTTAATACTATGTTGCTTCCAGATTGGACTTCTATGTTACTACAACTTATATCATGTGCTTGAAAATGACCGTCTAATTCTAATTTTTCATTTATTGTTACTAATGAATCAGAAACATCTATGATTTTATCATCTGAACTTGCTCCTTTAAAAATAGTCAATCCTTTATGACCTGTTATATTACCATTGATATCCAAATTACTATTACCAGATATATCGCCTTCAATTATCAAATCATGTTTTCCTTCTATTTCGCCACTTACTGTCAGATTTGCATAAGCAAAAACACCAGATGATACGTCTAAACAAACAACATTATTATTTAATATTTGTAACCTATTACGAGCTACAATATTATTACTAATATCTAAATTATTATTACCAGATATATCGCCTTCAATATATAATCCAGAATAGCCTATAATTTGACCGCAAATATCTAAATTTTGTTTTAAAATTGTATTTTTATAACCACAAATGGTATTTGATATATCTATTACATCTTGAGAATTATTAAATAATTGTAATCTATTATGTCCTCTTATATTGTTGGAAATATCTAAATCATTTCCACATGAAATATCAAATGAAATAGTTAAATTATTTTTTCCTGTTATATCACCACTAATGTCTAGAGTTCCATAACCACTAATATCTTGGTAAATAGTTAAATTATTATGACCGGTCACGTCACCACTAATGTCTAGAGTTCCATAACCACTAATGTCTTGAAAAATGGTTAAATTATTATACCCAGTCATGTCACCACTAATGTCTAGAGTTCCATAACCACTAATGTCTTGAAAAATGGTTAAATTATTATACCCAGTCATGTCACCACTAATATCTAAAGTTCCATAACCACTAATATCTTGGTAAACAGTTAAATTATTATACCCTGTCATGTCACCAGATATGTCTAATGTTCCGTGACCTGTTATATTATTTTCAATAAATAAATTACTTTGCCCGCTTATGTCCCCCATTATTTCCATTGTAGACGCACCGTGTATATGTGTGTAACTATAAACTATATTTGAAACATCTAATTTAGGACCACTATGATCGTCTATTAACAAACGATTGTGACCTCTTATTTCACCAGTAACATCTAAATCTGACAATCCAACCATATCTCCATGAATCGTTTGTTGACTATATCCGGTTATGTTATCAGATATATCTAATGTTCCTTGACCTGTTATGTTTTTATGTATAAGTAAATTACTGTGTCCTGTCATATCGCCAGATATATCTAATGTTGAAAATCCACTAATATCACTATGAACGGTTAATGTATTGTGTCCGGTTATTTGATTATCAATATCTAATGTTCCATGACCGCTTATATCTCCAAAAATAGTTAAATCATCGTGACCTCTAATATGACCTGATATATCCATTTCATGATAACCCGTAATATCCTTGTGAATTAATAAATTACTGTGACCGGTAATGTTATCAGATATATCTAATGTTGAAAATCCACTTATATCATCATGAATTGTCAAAGTTCCATGAGCTAAAATATTTTTATCAACCGATACATTAATGTTTCCACTAATATCACTATTGCAAATAATAACTGTATTATCTGTATAATCTCCACCTATTTCTTTAGAAACCAATTTGGATGAAGCAGCATACTCACTGGTTACTATATGATTATTGGATGAACGATTAATACCACCTATTTTTCTAAATGACATTTATATATATATGATTTTTTTATAATCTAAATTTTTCATAAAAAAATATTTTTCTTATGAAATAAACTTGAGTAAATTATATTTTGCTTTTCATAATTATTTTTTTCGTCTTGTGTTTCTCTTTTTACTTGATGAAGTTGAAGAAGCTGACTTTGATTTAAACTTGTTTGATTTTGATTTATTTTTATAATCTTTTTTCGTTACTCTCTTTTGGCTATTTGTATTTGTATTTGTATTTGTATTTCTATTTGATTTTGTTCCATTTGCTATTTTATAACTTCTATTTGATTTTGTTTTTGATTTATTTGATTTTACATTGACTAAAAAATCGTTATATAAACGAGTATCCAAATCTTCAAACACTGGGTCCACCTTGAGTAACTTTGCTAAATTCGTTTTATTATTATCAAATTGCATTGATTTTTTAAGAATATCGTCATCGTTTCTTGAATATAATTGCACTTTAGTTTTTTTACCATTTGAAATCATTTTTATACTTTTTTGTTTTATACTATCATTATCAATCGAAGACGAATATGTAAGCAATTTTTGTAATCTTTTTACTTTTCTATTTGTATTATTATAAAACATTTGTCTATATATTTTGTGAATATTTTATAATAATATATACTTTCCAGAATTGGTGTATTTAATTTTTATATTATTTTTATCTAATTCTTTTTTTATTTCACCTTTCTTTTTATAATATTCAAACCCTTGCAATGCTTTTTCATATAATTCTTTATTTTGTTTTTCTTCTTGAAATGTAATTTCACAATTATGCTTTCCAACTCCATTATATTGATTTTCTAAATAAGCTAACATACCTTCAATTGAATCGGCTTCATCTGTATCATCTTCTATTGTTTGTGCGCACCATAATCTGTAATCATCTACTGATTTCAAAAATTTGTTAAATAATTCGTTTTTTTTGGAACTCATTTTGATTTATTTGCTGTTAATTTTTTATATACAAATAAAATTATCATATGATTCATTTTTTATAAAATAGTTCTTTTTATAATATGTTAATTTTATATAAATTTAAATAATATGTTTTATAAAAAATAACTTAATGGTATACCTATTTATTTTTTCATTTATTATTTACAATTATAAAAAATGAAATATTTTTCCGTATTTTTTGTTCTATTATCACTTTTATGATTAACCGAAAAATTAATATGGATTACGAAGAATACGGATATTTTATTGATATTGAAACAAATACTATACATAATTTCCCAGATAATCTAAAATCTATGAACAAAAAATATAAAATAAGTTCTATTGACAGGTATTCTTATAAGTTTAATAAACTAAATTTAAACGTCAATGTAAATATTATGACTACTATTCCCGAAATAAATGAAAATAGTAGTCATAGTAATATTAGCGGCCATAAAAAAAAGAAATGTTCTTATGATAAAATCACCATGTTTGTTCTTATATTAATTGTTGTTTGTTTTAAGTGCTTTTACTTCCTTCATAACTTTGTGTAAAAGATAAACAAAAACTTATGTTCATCTCATTTAAATCCAATATTCGCCCATATTCATCCATCAATTGGATTCCTAGTTTTTCTATTGTCACTGGACTTGTATATTCTCTAGGTGTTGATACTATACTTAACATATTTGCTATTTCAAAACTAAACGAAAATGTGGTAAGCGGTATTCGTGCTAAAATGTTTTTATGTAAAATAACGGAATTAAACGCACTGTAAAATTTAGTTGTGCTCTCATTGTTTGAATTATGGTCGTCTATTGCCATATAGATATATTTTGGTCCTGTTATGTTTAATAATGCTTCACTTTGTATTTCAAAATAGTTTACCTTATTTAATGATACATAACTGCCATTTCTAAAACCCAACATCCATCCTAGTTTTTTAACTAAAGCATTGCTATCTGGTTGACAATTTCTACTTTCGTTAAATATTAATTCTACTCGGTTTACATCGTTTACTATACTTGATGACGAATCTAATGTAAAAAACATTTTACCTGTTCCTGAACCTTCCGCATCTACATCTACAACAAATTTTATATCATTAAATATTTCATAATTTGGTGTAAAATTTAAAGAATTATTTAATGCACTTATGATTGCTGTTCTACTATAGTTCCCATCTGGTAACTCAAATAACGCTTCTTTAATTCCTTCTCCCGAAACATCTATTCTTATTGTAAAAAAATTATTGCCAAAAAAATTTGATATCGCATAAAACGTTGTCGGAAATTCTATTGATGATAATTCCATTTTTTTCACATTTGTCAGCTTAAAAGATAAATTAATGTCAAAATTGCTTGATGTTTGCTGAAAATTATCTCTAAACCTTGTATCTACATTTAAATGCTTCTTTAGTGTTCTTTCTTGTAATATACCGTTTCCTTCTATTATTGGTTTATCTATTATGTACGGATGCGGATTCATTATTTCTTTTACACTTTTGATATTTTCTTGTAGTTTTATTTTTGCCGATGCTATAAATTGTATTGTGTCTTGCTTCAATTTTGGCGTCAATTTAGGATTACTTAATAATTTCTCTCTTAGTTTAGTTTCCTTTATTTCTATGATATTTGAATCAAAATTATTCGGCAATTCAAATATATCCTTCAAGTCATTTATTGTATAATTTCTTATATTGAAATTAGGTGGTTTGGACGACATATTATTATATTATAATTTTATTTTTATATTCAATATTTTTCCATTTTTTATTATTATTTATCTATATATATAAACTAATGTTTGCTAATAATAGAACTAATATTAAAGAATTATATCGTGCTCCTCAAGTAATTAATGTTAGTAGCGACGGAAATGGCGTCTTTTTTGAAAATAAGACAGTTTCTATCGGCAATGTTTCTAGTCAAACCATTGTAGACCCTGATATTAAGTTCAATGTTGTCGGTAAAACAAATATTGACGGTGAAGTTAAAATGCCTCAAAATGTTTTTATTGGTGGTGCTGTTAAAGACCCCAGTGAAGATGTTAAACTAAAAGTAGACGGCAATACAAAAACCAATGGAAACTCAACCGTGTCTGGAACTATTAATACCAATGAAATTGTAATAGTTTCAGATTATAGATTGAAATCTAATATAAAAACTCTTGATGACTCTTTTGTTGTAGATCATTTGAGACCGGTTGAATACAATAAAATTAATTGTGATAAAAAAGAAATCGGTTTTATTGCCCATGAATTACAAAATGTTTATCCTGACTTAGTTTCAGGTGTTAAAGATAGTGAACCAATGCAAAACGTAAATTATATAAACATCATTGGCATTCTTGTTAACGAAATACAAATGCTAAAAAAACGTGTAAATAAACTCGAATTGAAATAAGTTTTTAATATTTTTAATTTGCAGTTTGTTATTTATGACCGGTAACTTTTTATTTTTACTCTTTTTGTTTAATTAATAATAAAATTGAATGTTTTTTATTTTTGTGTTTTTTATTAATTATTATATTCTGTTTTGAAATAAAATAGGAAAATGCACCTGTCTAAAATTAACGCTCACCCAAGAGACAAAGATATTCAGTTCTTTGAAGAAGGCCATATTTATATTGTTTATAACAATCCTAAAGTGAAATACACGTCTACTACTACTTGGGTCCATAACTACTTTGAAAAATTCGATTCCGATAAAATTATTGATAAAATGATGAAAGGTAAGTCTTGGAAAGAAGGTCATAAATATTGGAATATGACATCCCAACAAATTAAAGATTCTTGGAATAAAAATGGTTCTGAAAACTCTAATGCAGGAACAAAATTGCATTTTGATATTGAATGCTTTATGAATAATTCTAGTTTAAACAAATCCATTTACTGTCATAAAGACTTATATGATAACTATTTTGACAAAATTATGGACACAATTGACTCTTCAAATAACGTGCAAAAGGAATGGAAATATTTTATCAACTTTATTAACGATTTCCCTAACATGGTTCCATATAGAACCGAGTGGACTATATTTCATGAAGAACTAAAAATCTCAGGTAGTGTTGATATGGTTTTTGAAAAACCAGATGGAACATTGGCTATTTACGATTGGAAACGGTGTAAAGATATTTCAAAAATTAATTCTTTTAATAAATTCGCTATTGTACCATCTATTTGTCATTTACCTGACTCCAATTTCTGGCATTATGCTTTACAATTGAATATTTACCGTTATATTTTACAAGAAAAATATAATAAGTCTGTCAGTGAGTTATGTTTAGTTAGACTTCATCCAGATGCTAAAGAAAATAATTATGAACTTATTCCTGTTCCAATATTAGACCAAGAAATTAATGATATTGTTGCTTTGCGTATGTGCACTTTGCATTTTTAATTATAAATATAGTTTGTATCAGATTAATTTAGTTTAATTAAGATAACTTAAGAAAAATAAATAATATAAACATAAATTTATTAAAATATTTATATTATATTTTAGAATGAATTTTTTTCGCAATGTGTTTCATTGTCGTTTCTTTAAAACAAATAGTTATTTAATGTTTTTTTATAACTATGACTTTCCTTTAAATTTTTGTTTTGGAACATTTTTAGTTTTTGCTTTTGGGTTTTCTAGTTTTTTTTTAAAATATAAATTCTTTTTACCCCACAAAAAAGAAAAAAAATTAGAAAATGTTATTAAAAATAATATCTCTTACGAAGATAAATATAATGAACTATTTGTTAAATTAAATTCAATTGATGAAAATAGTATTTCTAGTGAAAAAATACAACAAAAAGTTTCTTTACTTACAAATAGTTATTATCGTGATTTATATTTATTACAAGAAGAATATTCTGAAATTACATATATTAATGATGATGATTCTGACGATAATGATTTTTCTGATGAGGAAGTAGCTAAAACATTATCTCAAAAAATTTGTAATTTACAGTTGTTATTAAAAAATGAAGAACAAATTAAAAACAATGCTTTAAACCAGTGTTTAAATGATGTTAAAGAAAATTTAATGAACTCTTTACAAAATAACTTTATTCTTGAAAATACTCCTATTGGAAATGTTGTCATGGTTTATAACCTTAAAAAAGAAGGATTTTCTTACTATTCAGATAAGTCAATCAGCAATAAATATTTAGAAAGTGTTTGTAAAAAATATTGTATTCAATTTAACTGCAAAATATTATTTAATAATGTTTTTATAAATGAAGGCAAATTGTCTAATTTTAAATTCATTAAAAATGAAGTAAAAAATAACTTTAAAAAAAATGCAAAGTTGTCTTTTCGTTCTTTTAAAGAACAATTTCCTTTATTTTAATTGTATAGTATATATAAGACTATTATGCCTATTTCAAGAAAACCCAAAAAAAATATCAGTAAAAGAAAAAAAACTAAAAAACGTTCTGTGAAAAAACAAAAAGGTGGTTTTAATTTATTTAAAAAAAAACAAAAACCTACTGTCTCAACAAATTATACCCCATCAAATGTTATTCCTACTGTATCTCAAAATGTTATTCCTCCTATTTCTCCCGACACTTCAACAAATGTGGTTCCTACTGTATCTCAAAATGTTATTCCTACTATTTCTCCCGACACTTCAACAAATGTGGTTCCTACTGT